CCGGTTATAAAGAAAACGACTGCAGCCGATTGTCTTCTCTATCTGGGTTATCTGTGGGTTGCTATCAGTTACTACTACTAATTTATAACACTATTTTATTAAATCAGATAGCAATAAGATCTTTCCATGTTGCCGGTCCGCATACTCCATCTACTTCCAAGGCTCCGTTTCTTGATTTCTGGTATGCTTTAAGTGCATAAATAGTATTGTCCCCAGCTTCTCTGTCAAGGTCAAGAACTTTGCTGTTTCTTCCTTTGAATCCTCTTGCAACAAGAATTTCCTGTAAAAGCAATACGGATGTTCCTGTGCTTCCTAACTGTACTGTTTCCGGTTCAAACATGTATTTACCTCCTGTTACTGTGTTACTATTTTCCTTTGTGTTGTTTGTCTCTCCATTAACAATACTGTAATCTGGTGTACAGAATTTTGTTCCAGGGAGCTTACTGTTCAGGTAGCTTTTCGCGCATACTCCTCCACCATTGGCTACGATTTCAGATGCTCCCGACGTATTTCCCTCAATCGTATAGAATCTGTCACCGATTACTGCTGTAACGATTCCTGTGTGTGTAAAAGTTCCTCCGCGGTAAAAGATCACAATATCTCCTACTTTCGGGTTTGCGTTCCTTGTGAAAAGGTTTCCTAAGGTCGGGCAGTATACATATGGCCAATGTTTGAGAAGTTTCTTTGCATTTTCTAATCCGAACGCTTTCATAAAGCACCAGCTCACAAAGCAGGCGCACCACGCCTGTCCCTGGTATCCTGGGTAAACGTCGCGCCAATATTTTGTGTAATTAGCTGATCCTGCATTTGCGGTTTTGTCGTTCAGTTGATTGTTACTTTTTTTCTCTAAGTATCCAATCTCATTTTTTGCAATCATTATAACTTTCTCAATCGCTTTATCCATGTTGATTCCTCCTTCCTGTACAGCATAATCTTTGTAGAATATGTTTCTGTCTACCGTTCCAGCAATTCCCGGTATCTTTGCTTTACTGGAGTACTGCCATCCTACTCCGAAGTCTGGGCGCAGGCGTTCCTGCAATGTTCCATTATCGTTTTGTGGATAGCGTGCTACCCAAAATTCATACTTTTTCAAATGGCTGCATATTACATTTTCGTACCAGTCTACATTGCAATAGATTCCGAACTTATACCCTGCATTAACAATAATCTTTTCAAATGCTTCTGTCATTTTGTGGAGACTTTCAGCTCCAAGTGCTCTCTGATTGTTCCACTCAAGATCTAACCAGACTGGAAATTGCAATTTCCGTCCAGCTAATACAGAAATAATTTTCTGTGCCTCTGACTCAATCTCTGGGATTGTCATTGCATAAGAGTATTTATATACTCCTGTTGGAATGTTATGCTCCTGGCACGCTGCATAATTTTTTTCAAAATATTTATCTGTAACGTTCCCGGCTTCTGTGATCCGGAGAATAGCGAACCCCATACCGTAATTCGCGACTGTTTCCCAGTTGATATTTTTCTGCCAGGCGGAAACGTCAATTCCTTTAATTTCCATGTTTACCTCCAGGAAAAGCCCGGCATTATACCGGGCTGTGCAAAATTATTTTGTTCCATCAGAAAACAAGTTGTTCAGGTTTTCGTCTGCCTCTACTTCCGGGATTCCTGCGACGCTTGTGAGCAGACTTACAACTCCGGCCACTACTGCAGACGATACAACCATCTTCCAGTCCACTGCAGAGATCACACTTCCGGCTCCGATCACACCCACTGCAGTCTGCGCCATTGTTTTTACGGCTCTGATTCCTGCTTTCTTCCACCATTTCACTGTGTCTACGCTTGGTTTAAATACGCAATTTTTAAACATTTGCCCCTCCTTATATTCCAAACTGTTTTGCAATAATTCCAACTGCAATGCCTAATATAGCTGTTAATAAGTAACTTGTTACTGTCCTCCACTTTTCCCCGTCTCTTGACTCAAGAGCTTCCAGTCTTGCGCTCTGCTGTCCCTGCTCTTTCACCATGTTCTCCATGTTGTTTGCAAGCGTCTGTACAGATGTAACTAATTCCTGGAGCTGTTGAACACTGTTTTCCAGAATTTCAATCCGTCTGTTCTGTCGGTTGTCTTCTGCCTCAATTCTTTTGCGGAACTCCTCATGCTCTGCTCTTGAAATCTGTTCATTTTCCATGCTTATTTCCTCATCATCTACGTCTGCATATTTGCGGCAGGAATACTCAATTATATCTAAATCCTGCTGTATATCCTCCAGAGGTTTTGCTTTCTCTTTATCTTTAATATACAGCAGTAAATCATAAATAGAAGACCATTGCCTGCTAATAATTTGTAATTTAGTCATGCTTCCCGATTACTCAGTAATTTCCTCCATGCCTGCATCAATAAGGAGTTTTTTTACCTTTTCTTTTAACAGACGTGGAACTCTGTTATATTCCTCTTTTGCTTCTTCAATAGTATCTTTACTTAAAATTTCAGTAACCCATAATTTTGCCATCATTTCTTTATCTCCTTTGCTCAATAACATTATAATTAAATTTCTACGCATAAACCTGTTCGCTCATTTCCAGCAGGCAGTCTTTCAACATTTCGATCTGTTCTGCCTGCTCTGCAAATTTCTGTTCAGTGCTTTTTTCTTCCTTCGGAATATATTTCAGATATTTTTCCGGGGATGCTCTTACAGTCTCCTCTGAAATCTTTTTTTGATCTTCCCGGAACTGGTTGAAATCATATTCATACACTGTCTGTTCGATGTGTTCCGGATTCTCCGGATCTCCACCTGAATAAGTCTCTGTTACGATATTTTCATTCAGGCAGATCATTACATCTACTTTTCCGTCAGGCAGCGTATTCCAGGTTACAGGATCCTGCTTTTCTGTAAATCTTGCTTTCACGGCTTACCCTCCTTTTCGCTTTCTCAAATATCTTATCTACGTTATACTTTTCTCTGAAATATTCAGAATCGGAATGTTTGAACCATCCGTAATATGCTATACACCGGTACGCAAGATCTAATGGTATCGCTTTTCCTTTCTCCACATACTTCCCAGCTTTTACAAATGCCCTGCGTCCTCTCAGGAAAATGCTCCGTCTTACCTCTGTGTGATCCCGATAGATTTTGAATCCCATCATATCAATAGGTTCTCCATGATGTTTCCCGTCTTTGTCTATCCAGTCGATCTGGAACAACTTCCAATCTGGTTTTACCGTCAGATCTAAATACTCATTCATGTACTTAATCAAAAGCTTCATTGCTTTTCTTACGTCTGCCTTTCTGCTTCCAATCAGTAGGAAATCGTCCATGTAGAACAAGACATGATTAATCAGCCTGATTTTTTCTATTATTCCGTCTCGGTGTTTCTTCCTCTTGAACAGCTTTTCAGTAGCATAATGATAAGCTGCGCTCAGATAATAATTGCAGAGCCATTGGCTCAAGTATGATCCAATTGACAGTCCCTGATCGAATGAGTCAATTAAAACAAAAGTCAAATAAAGCAGATCCTCATTTCTGACCTGCTTCTCTAACATTCTTTTCAGTTTTCTCCTGTTAATGGATGGATAACATTTCCGGACGTCTCCCTTTGCTGCTATTCTGGTCTTGCCCGGATTCTTACGGATCCAGTTCTCAATTGCTGTCTTTCCATAAACCTGTCCCCTTCCTGGAATACTTGCGCACTGATAAGTTCCTATTTTTCTTTCAAATAGTTCTCTCAATCCGTTTGTGGCTACATAATCGTATATCTGCTGTTTTATGCACTCAACGCCTATATCTCTTACTTTTCCTGAATTTCCATCCAGTCTTGTGCTTGTCTTTATAGGATCAAAAGATACTTTTCTAAGTTTTATTTCTTCTTCCATTCCTGCCGCTGCTGTGCAGACTAAATTATGTAACCAGCCTTTAAGGTTTTCTTTTATAATTCTGTGTATCTGTCTGGCTGTAATGATATTCGTATAGTTTGCCAGAAATCTGGCTGTATCCATACGGTTCCATTTATCACTTAGACATTCGTAGATACATGCGGTTATAAAGTTCTGATCTAATGTTATGTTTTTACAATACCGTTTCATTCGTTTCTTGATATAAGGGGTTTTCGGTGTTTCTACTCACCCCACACATGAATCAACTGCATTCATGGTCCTTGTCTCAGGCCCCTATGCTCCCGATCACAAGGTTCGGCTTCAATCAAATTTCGGTGATGCCCCACGCTGCTGTTGCAGGCTCCGTCCTGCGGAGCGAAATGTAACACAAATATCAAGTCATTTTCAAGAAAATCCGGAGACGATATTCCAGTTCGCATTGCCAACGCCATTGTTCGCATTCAGAATCCAGAGGCCGTAAATCGTGCCATTGTTCAGATTGCCCAGGGACAGCCAGGGAACAGGAATCGCTACCTCGTGTTACAAGTCCGTAATTTATTGCTATTCTGCTTTTCGCAGTTGATTAGTTGTCAGTTACATAGAGGGGACAGCCCCTCTGTCAGGCTGCCGCCTGCCATTCACCCCGCGTGCCGTTCGGTGAAACGCCGGAGACGATAGCCCAGTGCGCAAGGCCAACGCCATTGTTCGCAAACAGAATCCAGAGGCCGTAAAGCGTGCCACCGTACAGAGCGCCCAGGGACAGCCATTCTCGCTGTCCGCTCGTACCGGAATCCGTATACAGTCCGTTGCAGAATCCTGTTGTACTTCCGGCTTTTGTTTCCGTCGGTACCATGATTCCCAGAGCTGGATCAACAAAGCATTTTGAGATGTATTTCCAGGATGCTGCAGTGTATGTTACCTGAGCCGCTACTTTCTTATATCGTGTCTTTGCTGCATTCATATCTGTTGTAAGCAGTGATGCGTCCATACAGATGTATACGTCTCTCTTTGGTGTTCCGTCTTCATCTGTAACAATATCCATAAATACATTGCTGAGAACTTCATAAGCCCCGTATCCGGTTTCGATTCCCTGGATCTTAAATGGATTCTTATTATCTGTATTTGAGAACGGTGATCCGTCTGATCCAAGCACGCTGTCAGTTGAGCCGGTCCGCCACGGCATTGTTGAGATGCAGGTTGTCAATGTCGTGTTGAATGGTTCTGTATCCAAATATATTGCAGAATTTGTATCGTCTACCGGTTCGATCTTCAAGATCTTAACGTCATATGCAAGATTGTGCATGTATGCGTAATATCTGTCTTTATTTGTATTTGAACCAATATCCCCGACAGATACATAAGACCCAACAATATAATTGTTTGCTTTTGCTTTTGGGAGAATCACTCTTGTTACTCCGGTTTCTGCAACTGCTGCCATTTCCTGCATTGAATAAGAATTACATCCAGCCATAACGCTTCGGCTGTTCGTTGTTGCATATAAAATAATCATCATGAGCTGTTTGTAAAAGAGATCCCAGTTTGTTGTTCCCACGTACATTGAGCCTTTCTTTTTCATGTATGCGATCAGCCCTGTGTGTGATACTGGTTTTCCTCCTTTCTGGCTTCCGTTTGCCAGAATCAATCCAGCGGAGCTGTACGGCACTCCATCAATGTCTCCGGCTCCGTATTTTCCGTGGATCATAAAAGGTGAAATTGTTCCGTCTGGATTAATTGACTCTCCCATTGGTCTAAGGCCAAGGGCTTCGTTCGGACTGTCTGAATAATGATAATCTACATACTCAGGATTGTCTGTGATTCCAACCCATGCGGACATTGTGACCTCTCCGACATCCACCTTTCCAGTTTTCCTAAAATCCGGTTGTCCCTGCAGTGCAGTTACATGGTTAAAGCCTTTATTATCTACGGTAAAATTACATGGAAAGTGCATGAATACGCCAATCTCTCTGTAATCGTCCTGCCCGATCACAGTATTTGTAGACGGTTTTCTCACAAGTCCTTCGTTGTCATTCAGTTTCACGCCTGTTGGACTGGTAGAAGTGTCATACTTGTAGATTCTCGTTGTATATACTTTTCCAGTCCTGCGGAGGGCAAAAAAGTTTGATAATGCGTTTTCAATCCCTCCGCCAGCTGCAGTAATATTCTGGATCTGTTTATTTGCTTCTGCCTGAATGTTGTTTACCGCAGTCTCTCCGGTTTCCTGGAGATCTTCTTGCAGCTGTGTTCCCTCTGTAATTTTAGTTCCCAGAGATGTATCCAGGCTTGTTGCGGTCTTATTTGTTGCATCCAGATCTGTTTTTGTTTTGGTTGCTGTTGTGTTTGATGTATCCAAGGTAGCTTTGGTTTTGCCCGCTGCCGTGTTGGAAGCGTCTAAGTTCTTCTTACTTGTGTCTGCTGTTTTAACTGCAGTGTCCAGTTGGCTCTTGAGCGCTGTTCCATAGGTGATGTCTGATTCTAACTCAGTTTTTAAATCCGTTCCCTGGGTGATGTCTGCTGTAAGTGCCTTGTTTAAAGTATTTGCAATGTCAATAGAACTGTTCAGAGAGTTTTCTGTCTGTCCTGCAGTTGCGTTTGATGCGTCCAGGTTCTTTTTACTGGCGTCTGCCGTTTTAACTGCAGCATCCAGCTGGCTCTTGAGTGCCGTTCCCTGGGTGATGTCTGTATCAAGTCCCTGTTTTAACTCTTCCGCCTTTTTTACATCTGCTGCAAATTTCTGTTCTGTCTGTTCGTTCTTTTTTACTTTCTCCGTAATATCAGACTGCGCTGAAAGAATGTCAGCTTTAACCTGATTGTATTCGTTGTTTTCATCTGATACTGCATTTATTGCATTAACAATCGCATCTCTAACATCTCGCCCTTTTTGTGCTTTTGCAATCTGATCTGTGTATTTTTTTACATTTGCCACTTTTATTCCCCCTTATTTACAAGGCTATTTGAATATTCTTTTGACTTCAAGTCTCTCACTTCTGCCAGGACGGAAGTGAGCATGTAATCCATTAATGACGCAGGTATTCCGTACTGTGCCATTGCTCCGAATACTACGTTTCGAATTTCTTCTGTTCTTTTGTCCATGATTGCCCCCAACGGAGGGGCTTCTACTGCTTTCTCTACTGTGTTGTTATCTTCTTTCTGTTCCTGTACAGTGCTTTCTTCTGTGTCCGACTCGGACACCTTCGTTTCTTCCTTGATAGTTTCTTTATTGTCTTTTTCTTTTACTTCATTCATTTGCTGTTTTCTCCTTTTCCTCATAGAGATTTTGAATTAGTTTAAGCATTAACGGAATAAGTATTCGGAAATTCCAGTCTTCCGGTTTCCCTTCCTCATTCAGCTGTGCAGCTTCCGGAAAGATACTGTATACATCTTCTGCGTAGAAACCTGGCAATTTCTTTCCATTTAGCCAGTCTGTCGGGCTTAAATAGTTTTCTTTGTACTTAAACCATATTACCGGCACATCTAGTATTTTTTTCGCTTCATTTATTGTCATATCTGCGATATGGTCTTTATATCGCTTTGATGATGATGATAAATAAGCCACTGTTGCTCCATCGCTCGCAAATACCATATGCCCTCCAGACGTTACATGTTGCAAATTGTATATTTGAAACCTGTCCGTTCCATCTGAGAACGAACTGGTTCCGCAATATATCTTAACTCCACTTTGAATTTTAAAAGCATTTGATACTGACGATAAAGTGACGTTTCCTATCTGGATTACCCCTGTGTTTTTCAGGGTTATGTTTCCGGCTTTCAGATATGTTGAGCCTATTGTCCATCCGCCTATTGTTCCGCTTGTAGCTTTCATTGATCCATTTGTAAGAATTTGAAAGTAACTATTCGCCGTCACTAATCCGTTGAAATTAATCTTTGATGCTTTAATCGTTACAGATTCTGACGACTGGTTAATTTCAGATATTACGGATCCTTTTGATACTTTTGAGCTAATTGAATTTGCTGTTTGTGTGATTGAACTGCTCAGACTTTCTTCTGCAGCTTTCGCCCTTGTCACTTCTGATGTGATTGACCCTTCTGCAACAGTAATTCTTGATATTGCAGTGTCAGCAGTATCTTTCGCTGCATCTGCAGTGTTTTTTGCGGCATCCGCCTGTGCTTTTGCAACACTAATGTCCTGATCCTGGATTCTTTCCCATGATGCTGTTTTGCTTCCGGATGTCGTTCCGGAACACTTCCAAAGCAGATTGATGTTATTTCCATAATTTCCATGGTTCGGACTTTCCGGATATGTTCCTTTTGACAATTCTGTTACTGTATAGTTTGGCAATGATTCCGCAGTTCCGGTTCCTTCTCCTGATGTACTTGTCACTGATGCTATGCTGAATCCGTAGAAGTTGCAGCTTGAGCTATCTGTGCGCCAATATACATAAAATTCTGATGCTGGAACAAAGACGGAAGCTCCTGCTATATCAGTCCCTCCGAATTTTCCTGCAAGTTTCATGGTTCCGTTGTCGTTGTAATAAATCTTTACATAATCGTAATTTACACTCTCTGTCCTCGAATCGGATGAAAATGTGATTTTTAATCCCGGAGTTTTGTATGTGTATCTATACGCATATCCGGTTGTGATATCATAGTAAATATCCCCGACATGCAAAGATTTTAAATCATCAGTCGTCCAGGCTGAGGCTGGTTCATTTGATGTCGTCGGAATCTTACTTCCGTAGAAATTTCCGTTTTTTTCGGATACTGCCTGGCGTACTGTTGTCACCTCAAGAGTGATGTTGTCTACTGCCAGCTTTATAGCTGTATTCATTTGTTCTGTTGTAGAATAACTTTTCAGCTTTGTATCTGTATCAGCTTTTGCATTCTTTTCTGCCTGATCTGCTGCAGTCTGTCCGGCTTTCGTGGCATTTGTTTCTGCGTTGGCTGCTGCTGTCTGTCCAGCTTTTACTGCGTCTTTGTATTTTTCTTCTACCTGTACTGTTGTCGTATAGGTTTTTGACACCTCTAAGGAAATGCTATCTGCAGCTTGTTTAATCGCACTGTTCATTTCCAGTGTCGTTGAATAATTCAGTAACTTTGTGTCTGTATCTGCTTTCGCATTCTTTTCCGCCTGATCTGCCGCGTCCTGGCCTTCCTGTACTGCGTTTGCATAGAGTTTATTTGTCATCTCCTGTGTCGCATATGTCTTTGACACTGTTGAGAGGATATTTGTCTCGGTCAGTGTTATTGCTGATCTGAGTTTTTCTTCCTCTCCCTTTGCCCTGGATACTTCTGCAGTTATGAGTCCCTCCTGGACCTCGATTTTGGAAAGCGCAGATTCTGCTGTACTCTGAGCTGCTTCAATGTCCTTATCTTTTACCCTTACCCATCCATACTCATTACTATCATTTTTCTGATACTGATAAGCATAGCCAGTTGTGGTATTGAAAAAGAGATCTCTTTCATGCTCCTGTCTCAATTCATCAGTTGTCCAGGCTGAGGCCGGATTGTTTCCGGAAGTAGGTTCATAATTTCCATACCAGTTTCCGGATTTCCTTTCCAACTGCTGCTCCAGGCTTGATACAGAAAGAGTTATTTTCCCATCCATGGCTTCTATGGACGTTGTGACCTCTTTTAATATTGCTTTTTTGTTTTCTGAATCCCCGTCCGATATTTTTGTTTCAATGTAATTTTTGCATTCTGTTGACAGAGCTTCTGTTTTAATCGAACCGGCAAGGATTCTCTCCCCCAGAATGGTTCCGTCTAAAGTCATGCCGACGGTATACGGACCGGCATAACCATTGTGCGAACCTCCGATTCCATTTTTGTTTATCTGCAGTATATTTGTCGCCTGGTTTTTATCCGGTGCGTCCATGTACAGATCTCTGAGCCAGAGACCGTTTTCATCAAATTCGGTGAGTTTGTATCCACCTTTTGCTCCCGTCATTTGCTTCGTAAGGTTATCAATTGCAGACTTCATCCATTCTGTCTGAACTCTGCCTGCGTCTGTTGTCTCTTGTCTGATCTGTGTGAATGTTCCGGATGTCTGATCTGTAAAAGACTGCTGCAGGTTTTCTCCAAGTGTCAGCTGCGCCTGATCTGGCTGTTGCAATGGTATTTTCATTTCCATAACCGGAAGAACTTTCTTCATTCCGTATGGAATTGCATTGCAAAGCACTCTGTCCCCTATGTCAAACGAATCGTAATCCTGTCCGAATAAAGACAGGTCTACGGCAGTCAGCGAAATAACAAGACTTTCATACTGGTTACTTGTCAGAAATTCAGTTGCTTTCTTTAACAGGTTTGCCGGAACTGATACGTCGTCCCATTTTTCTGTTCTCCATACCCAGCCAAAATTTTCAACTGCTTCTTTACTGTATATGTAGTCTTTTCCATCATTTACTGATGTAATATCAACATTTTTTTCAAGTCGTTCAAATTCGGATGCGTTTTCGTCTGTTTCCTGTTCGATTGCTGCCCCCAGCGGAATCAGAGCTGTGATAACATCATCTGCTGTCATTGTCTCTGAATAATCCATCAGGTTTTCCCCGAATTGTATAGGCTGTTCACAATATTTTCCGTATTCCTGAATAGTCAGCCAGTCAAGATACAGTTTATCGTTCTCGTGCCTGAGCCGCAGGTATCCTCCCAGGCGGTCAACTAATTTATCCCGGATTGCTTCCAGTGTGTTCTCTCTGTCTGTAATTCTGTACAAAGAATCATTACTGTCGTGGATCGTTACGACTCCTGTATATATCTTTTTTCTGTCTTCCACCTGATTATTGTGAAGTTGTAACCATGCATCTAACAGATCTCGTGGGGATATATCGTGCCATTCCTGCTGTGGCAGTATGCTGTCAGCAAGGAAAGACAATGCTCCGGTTGCTTTCACCGGTTGGTTCTTAAATCGGTCTTTCTCGCGTGTGCGGACTTCTCCGTAAAAAATTTCTGTATTTCCTCTGTATACAGAAACCATACTTTTTCTGTTGTGGATTTCTCCGTATAGTGGATTTAACGGTGGAACCTTTAAAGTAAGTTCCCCCGCATATCCAGTCTGTAAATCCAGTTCTGGATTGATAACTGCTGCCTGCCGGTCCCCTGGATAATACAGGACTTTTCCATCTAATTTAATTTTATAAATCACAATGATCCCCTCCTGTAAACAATATCCAGTGTTCCGGATCCCGAAAATTCCAGGGTTTCATCTGTTCCAAATACAACAATATCCGGAAATCTGTTTCTTCCAAGCGTCAGTGTGTATGTTTCTCCGCATCCTGTAACCTTTAATCCGGTTGAACCTATGCTTTTCACATTCAGCACCGGCACTATTGCAATATCTCCGGCGTATACTGTGTATGATCCAGAGCCGGAAATTGTAATTCCGGCTCCCTGGTCTATTACACCTGTTTCAAAATCAAATGGATCCCAGAGCCAGTCCTCTGTTGAATCCGCAAGGGAATATTTGTACGGATCTGCTTTTGGAATACTTAAATGAAATTGTCCCACCTCTCTGGAACGGTCAAAGTCCGTAATATATGCTCTGCCGGTCCAGAAATACGCTGGATCATTCGAAAACGTTACTCTCACTTTCTTTCCATGCAGCTGTCCTCGAATATTTGAGATAAAGCTGTCCCAATCTTCCCTTGGTTTCTTTCCTCCAAGCAAAACATCAATTTCTCTTGATTTATAGATTGTTCTTCCTGCAATTGCTTCCGATCCATCCAAAAATCCGTCTGCACCTGGAACATCAATGTAATATGTTTCTACGTCCGGCTCTTTGATGTAATTGTTGTTCCCAATCGCACATCCCCAGTCTTTCAGCGTATCAATGACTTTCCCTGTATTTTCAATTGTAATCGTTGCTTTTATTGTTAATACATTATTCATCTATACGCCGCCTCCTTTGCTATTCTTCCAAGCTCTGTATTTATTGCAGGTGCAAGTTTTCCAGCCCATTCTCTGTTATCAAAATAGATTTCCTGTCCTGCGCTCATTACCTGGATCAGCTGCGCCAGCATTCCGGTTATTCCGGTAATATCTGTTTTGTTCAGATTATTAGCTGGTTTCATTGAACTTGTATCTAACTGCATATCCATCTGAACATCTTTCATTGCGTCAGCAACAAGTCCCTGGCTCTTTTCAATTCCTGTCGCAAGGCCTTTCATAAAGTCCGGCATCCATTCCTCATAGTAATGTAACGGACCCTCATCCGGTCTTGAGAAATGCAACCATGATCTTATTGTGTTTGCCACGTTTGATACTGCATTTGTTACGTTACCTATGCAGCTCCTGATTCCGTTTGCAATACCATTCACGAAATCCTGTCCCCAGCGAACCGCCTGCCCTGGTAATCCCGTAATATAACTGATCGCGCTGGAAAATCCATTTACAACAGCGGAATATACACCTGACAGTGCTCCAGATATTCCAGATACAACGCTGTTAAATGTATCAACAGCTCTGTCTTTCATATTTCCGGCGTATTGTATAACTGTTTCCTTTACGTTCTGCCACGTTTCGGACGTTCTCTCTCTGATGTTATCCCAGTATTCTGAGGCTCTGTCCTTCAAATTCTGGATTGCTTCTGTTGCACTTTCTTTCAGCTTTTTCGCATTGTTGACAACGAATCCTTTTATTGCTGTCCATGCTTTTGATGCTGCCTGAGAAGCAGAATCCCATATTTTTGACACTGTGTCCCGGAACCCTGTAAATAGTGTTGTGACTGCGGTAACAAGTCCTTTTGCCAGAGTGGAGACAACCTGCTTAATTCCGGTCCATATTGTTTGCGCTGCGTCTTTGATATTTGTCCAGATATTTGATGCGTCTGTTTTGAGTTTATCAAAGTTACCTGTTACCAGGTCGATCAGTAAGATCACCGGTGCAAGAATTGTATTTTTCAACAACTCCCATGCGCCCTGTGCAATCGTCACAAGTCCCTGCCAGATGTTCTGCAGTGTATTAACTGCATTCTGCCATAGCGTTGTGATCGTTGTCACAATTCCGGATATAACCGGATTCTGCATCATTGTTGTCCAGATATTTGTAAAGAAATCTGATACCTGCTGCCAGATGCCGGACCACCACGCCGGAACACCTGCAAAAAATGTAACAACGTTGTTCCATGCCTGCGGTATTGTTACGGTAAAAAAGTTTACAATTCCATCCCATATCTGCATGAAAAAGTCTGATACCTGCTGCCAGATTCCAGACCACCATTCCGGAACTCCTGAGAGAAAATCCATCAGTGTGCTCCACGCCTGCGGTATTGTATCTGTAAAAAACGATACAATTTTTTGGACGACTGCATTTACTGCATCCCGGAACCATTCGCATTTTGTGTACAGCAATACCAGAGCTGCCACAATCGCGGCTATGACAGCAATAACTGGGTTTGCGGCTATTACTCCAAACAGCGCGGTAAAAGCACCTTTTAGTTTTCCAATAATACTCGTTATTGTTGTTAAAGTTTTCATCTTAGAAAACAGTCCTGTAATTGCAGATATTCCGGTTGCAACCTTTCCAACCATTATCAACAACGGACCAATCGCGGCGACTATCAGTGCAATTGTAGCAACTACTTTCTTCTGCCCTTCACTCATTCCATTGAGCTTTTCAACAAACCCTTGAATAACTTCTGCCGCTTTTCTGATATATGGCATCAGGATTTCTCCGAAGGCAATTGCCAGCTCCTGCAAGGCACTCTGCAAAGTTGTAAGCTGTCCATAAAGATTATCCTGCATGGTTTCAGCCATGTTTTCAGCGGATCCTTTGCAATTATCAATATTTTTTATAAGTTTCTGGTAATCTTCATCTGATGAATTGATTATTGCGAGCATGCCGCTCATGGCTTCTTTTCCAAAGATAGCTGTCGCTGCCTGCGTCTGCTCTGCTTCTGTCATTCCTCCCATGGTTTCGCGTAAAAAATCCATGGTTTCACGCAGTGTTTTCATGCTGCCATCTTCGTTCTGCAGTGCTTTATTGTACAGTCTTACATTTTCTGTGGTTCCCTCCTGCAGCTGAGTCAGTGTTTCGTTTGCAGTCGCAAGCTCTGTTTGCTTTATTTCCAACGTTGCGGCAGCGTTTGAGGCTTCTGTTGACTCAGATCCGTACTTTGATACCGCATCATTGTAAGCCTGCTGTGCTTTATCTGCTGCCAGTGAAGCTTTTTGCACTCTGAGCATTTGCTTGTCAATTTTAGCTTGATCTATAGACGTAGCCGATTCTGTTGCGTAGAATCCCCACTTTTCCATTGCGTCTCCAACATCTTTTGACGGTTTTATCATGTTTGTCAGGGATGATCTCAACTGTGTTCCGGCTGACGACGCTTTGATTCCGCTGTTCGCCATAAGGCCGATAGCGACTGCTGCATCTTCTGCGCTATATCCAAGTGCACCTGCTACCGGTGCAATATACTTGAATGTTTCTCCCATCATTCCAACGTTCGTATTAGCGCTGGATGATGCCTGTGCCAATACATCCGCAAAATGAGAACTATCTTCTGCCTCCATTCCGAAGGCTGTGAGCGCGTCTGTAACAATATCTGACGTAGTTGCAAGGTCTTCTCCAGATGCTGCCGCAAGGTTCATTATGCCAGGGAGACCGTCGTACATCTGCTGTGCGTCCCATCCGGCCATTGCCATGTATCCCATTGCGTCTCCGGCTTCTTTTGCAGAGAATTTTGTCTGTGCTCCCATCTCTCTTGCGCGCTCTCGCAACTTATCCATGTCTTCCGCAGATGATCCGGATATTGCGGCCACATTGGACATGGAGCTGTCAAAATCTGCCGCAGTCTTTACTGCTGCTGTTCCAAGTCCTGTCACTGCCGCCGTAACCGGAAGCATTTTTTCTCCGGCAGATGTCAGCGACTCCCCTATTTTCCCGGATGTTTCAGAAATCTCGGCCAGTTTTGCGGATCCTGATCCAACTTCATTCTCAAGTGATTGCAAGCTCTGTTCTGTTTCTATAATTGTCCTTTTCAGAGCGTCATACTGTTCCTGGGATACTTTTCCCTCCTGGAATTTCTGCTGTACTTCCCCTTCTTCGTTTTTCAGAAGTTCCAGCTTTTCTTTTGTGTTTCCGATTTCATCAGACAGTGCTCTCTGTTTCTGCTGTAATAATTCCACATTCGTAGGATCCAATTTCAGCAACTTATCAATTTCTTTGAGTTCTGTCTGTGTAGTATTTATTTTTGTATTCAGACCATCAAGCGACTGCTGCATCTGAGTAGGTGCATTCTTTGCTTCATTTTCCAGAGACTTCAAACTCTCCTCGGTTGCAATGATTTCTCTTTTCAGAGCGTCATACTGTTCCTGAGAGATTTTTCCCTCTGCAAACTGCTGCTGTGCCTGCTGCTCTGCAGTCTTTAAGGTTTCCAGCTTTTCTTTCGTGCTTTCGATTTCGTCAGCAAGCGCTTTCTGTTTCTGCTGTAATAATTCCACATTCGTAGGATCCAGTTTCAGCAGATTGTTTATATCTTTCAGCTGTGCCTGTGTGGTCTTTATCTGTGAATTTACATTTTTAAGTGAATTTTGTAGTCCTGTGGTATCGCCGCCAATTTCAATCGTAAGTCCCCTTATGTCGCGGCCTTTTGACAAAAATTATCACCTCCGTTTAGAATTTATCCATATCCTCCTGAGTTGCCATTTTCGGCCATTTATAGTCGTCGTTATTTTTTTCCGTAAAAATATCCAGGACAAGACCTACTGTCAGAAGGTCTAAATCCTGGATACTTATTCCAACTTGCGCGCACCTGAGAAGGAATAGAGGTGTCGTCATTTCCCGGCTACTTGGTCGAAGTTTTTTTTTGCTTCTGCCTGTGTCTGCTGGTTCAGGTTCCAGAGTTTTACAATCTCCGGGAAAATTGTATAAATTGAAAATGTATCAAACTGATCTAACCAGTCGTATACATCTTCTGGGAAATCCTGTCCCTTTTTCTGTGCTGCGTGTTTTGCCATTACGAACGCTACATTTTCGAACATCTCCAAATCCTCAATAGGGATGTCCGACTCGGACACCTTTGTTTCAGTCTGCTTATCCTGTGATTTTTTTACGGACTTTTCAATTTTTGCCATGTCCTGAAAAATATCTCTCCGAAACTGAATCCGGTAGATCCTCGGAATTGCAGCAGAAGCGGCAAAAAGCACCTCTTTATCATCAATTTTAATTGTTTTTGTCAGCATTCTTATTCTCCTGCGGCTTTTTTATCTACATTAACAGCCTGCGTTGCTTCTGTGATTGTTTCTGGATAGTACACTGTCTTATACCATCCGCTATACACAGTGTCGTCTGTGTCTACCGTTGTCTGAGCTTTTACCCGTCCGTTCGGAAGTGGAGCATTGCTGATCGTAATTGTTTCTGTGCCAGGTTCAATACTATCTTCTTTCGTCTCGGATTCGATTGACGGTCTGGTAGCTGTGCAGTTATAGAGAACTCGTCTGATTCCTTTCTGATCTCCATCAAATTCAAACAGAAGTGCAAATTTCTGTGTATCCGTAGAATCACTGATTTCATGCAGCACACCTTTTTCGTCCTTCTTTTCTTTCAGGACATCCTGTCTGAAAGAATCCGGAATTAATGCAAATTCTGCATCTCCTTCATATCCGTTGTTTGCAGCTGACACATAATACTGGATTCCGTCTGCATAGAACGGTGAAATATCTCCATTTGCGTCAAGTGATATGGATACAGATCCCGGAATCGCTTTCGGGGCTTCAAAAGTAATTGTTCCATCTTCTCCTTCGTTCTGTAATGCGTAATGTGCGTTTTTAAGATTGTACTTAACTTTGTTATCTTTTTTGCCCATCTTTATACCTCCATTTCGTATAAAACTTCGTACATTTTTTCTGAGTCAAGATATTCTCCCGTCTTATCGTATGTGATTCCATATTTATCCAGGATGTCCTCTATCTTCTTTTCATTGTTCCAGTCCTTTTCGTCTGAATACAATTCGATATTCAGAACGTCGATTTTTGCGTATGTAATTCCGTCCGCATGAAAATTATCACTTTCCGGAATCCTCCATACGATAAAGGGCGGCTCTATCCAGTTATGAGTTGAAAAATGATCGTATTCATATGGCAAGCCGATTTCATTCAACATTTCTTTGATATTTTCAACTGACATCATAGCCTTGACGTGATCTCCCTTTCCAGCTCTGCTATTGCTGCCTGTTCTGCAGGTTCTACATGTTTGATTGCAGCTACCCTTCCGCCCCCTCTTTTCTGGTGTCCTTTTTCAAGCAAATGCACCAGGGAGTATTTTTTATCGTGGATCGCAATAACTAAACTTGTAGAATTTTCTTTCACAACAGTTTTCTTCCATCCTTTTTTATACTTTCCGGTATTTACCGGGGATGTCTGTTTTAGCTTTGATACTGTCTTTTTTGCAACATTATTTACGCATTCCTTCGTTGTCTCAGTGCATTGTTTTCCATAGTCTTCAACAAGGCGATTTATTTCTGCTGCCAGATCATCAATTCTGATACTATCCGCCATTGTCGCCCCTCCTGTCTTTATACAACTGTACGATTTTTTCCAGTGACAGATATATTGCAGGTGGTGCAGCGTCAAATTTCTCCTGAATCTGCACTATTTTGTACATTGCCGGATTATGTTCATTGATAATCTCATCTCTCTCAAAATCGAATGGATCCCAGAGCCAGCCGCTTTGTGAATCAATGATAACAATGTCAAGAGCTTCAATATCTTCCCTGTTCAGCACTGCTGCCGGAATACTTAACAATTTTGTTATTTTATTTCCTGCTGTCTGTGCGTCAAAATATCGTCTCTCTCCGATTGTTCGGTTTCCGAAGCGAATGTTCTTGAGCTTCGTGTCTACGATCACCCTGTCTTCTGTTTTGCAGATACTGAGTATCCCGTCTGTAAACGTTTCAAACTGTTTACGCCTGGCTCTTGGCATATTCTTCCACCTTCTTTGCTATCTGCAGTCCAATAACCTCACTTTTGTAGTTTTCCCAAAACTGCTGCAGCTCTCCAGAATACTCATACATTACAAGCTGAAAAAGGAGTGTCCTTTCCTGAGTATCCCCCAGGAAATCGCACTCCCCTATTTTTCCGGCTAATGATGCCATGCCTCTTTTTATCATTCCTTGGAGCTTTTCATCTCCTTTTGGATCGTCCCAGGTGATGTCCAGATAGTTTCTGACATCCTCCAGAAGTTTTGATAAATCATTTTCTGACATAGCACTCATTTTATCACTCCTTTGTTACAGTTACGGTGTATGTCTTTGTCTGTTCTCCGTCTGTAACTTTAACAGTTACGGTGTTGGCTCCAGTGTTCCATGTGATCTTTCCGCCGTTTGTTACTTTACTGGATCCTGCAGTAATTTCAATCGCTGCTGTTCCTGATTTCGGGAACGCTGTGATTGTGTTTGTTGCAGTTGTTGTTTTTGCTGTGTATGTGTTTGTGTCGCTGTCAAATTTCGGTGAGAGAGTTAATCCTCCAATTCTCAGATCAGACAGCAGTGCATTATCTACATGCTCCTCCTGTTTGCTTACAACCTCGAAGCGAACCGGATGCAGATCTGTAATGTCAAGAACGACAAAAGCATTGTTGTCCAGCGCGAATCCGTGAGCATATAACTTGATAAGGTATACTCTTTCATCTTCCAGGAATCTGTATTCATCTGAATACTCAATCTTTCCGTTTTTGGACATTCCTACACCAAGGAAATACTTTCCGGCCATTCCGTATACTGCAGTTCCTTCTGTAACTGCTGCCGACTGGATGATTTCCAGAGGAATCGGAAGTGTTGAAACATATACGCCGTCCGGAGACATTGCGCGTGTTGCCGGAAGGATTCGCTTCCAGTAATCCACCGGATTTACGATCATAATCAGGTTAGCTACTGTTCTCGCCTGTCCTTTGCTGTTTCTTGCCATGATAGATGTAACATTTCCAAGCTGGATCATATCAAGAGCTGTCATTTTAATAGTCTCTTTTTCCGGATATTCTCCAGACACAACGTTCACTCCGTCTCCTACCTGACGCGCCATTCCGATTGGCATATCTTTTCCGGTACCATTTACGATTCCATACTCAAGTCCATTTGCAAGAGCTTCTGTGAGCACCTGACGCACGTAGTTATCTAACCATGCAGGGCCTAAATCAAGCATAGCTTTTGAAACTGGCAGGAATGCGCTCAGTTTATCCTGTGTTACGTCTACTTCTTTGAATCCGGATGTCAGTTCTTCAATGATCTTACTGCTGAGTTTGCCCCATGCTGCTTTCTGCTCTCCGTTTGTGTTTAACATCATCCTTGTGAGTCCAGTTACAGTTGTTGCATTTAATTTTGACAGCAGTGGATGATTTGTTGTCAGTTCTTCAAATACAGAATCAATGATTGTCTCCGGGAAAACAGTCTCAATATTGTTGAGGGCCTGCTTTGGATCCGAAGATTTCATTGCGTCAATTACTTTCTCATAATATTCTCTTTCTGCGCTTGTGAGCTGACGCACGCCTCTCTGTGCAAGTACGTTCATGTCGCTCTGATTTACAAGCTCTTTCGCCTGTTCAAGCACGTTCTCCTCAATGTCCTGGCATAATTCCAGATATGCTTTTGAAAACGCTTCTGAATCATTTTCCGCAACAGCTGCGTTCATTCTGTTGAGGATTTCCGTTCTCTTTAATGCGGCAAAATCTTTATTTTTCATTTTACTCTCCTTTTTTGAATCCCTGCAGAAATCCCTGCAGTGTATGTTTCTCTGGTTCTTCTGGTTTCTTTCCCGGTTCGGGTTTCTGTCCTTTCTGCATAAGTTCCAGCTGCTCTCTGAAAGACTTCGTATCTTTCATGTGCTGCATAACTTCCTGGAGACGTTTCTGCATTCCTTCTTTTGTCGTGTCTCCCTCTGGCGCGTGTCCGTAATCCTCTACCTTGTCGATCAGGCCATATTCCAGACAATCATCTGGAGTCAGGAAGGTTTCTGCTTCCATCATGTCTGCAAGCTGCTGTTCTTCCAGATTTGAACGCTCAAGGAAGATTTTCCGATTGCTTGCCGTAAGTACGTCAAGATCATCCGCTGTCTTTCTCAGTTCTCTTGCATTTCCGGATGCAGTTACCCATGGTTCGTGGATCAGTGCTGTTGTTCCTACGCCCATGATTCTTTCGTCACATGCCTGTAAAATCACAAAAGCTACGGAATACGCCACTCCATCAACGATTCCTTTTACATAGCTTCCGGACTGCTTCAAAAGGTTGTAGATAGTTACTCCCTCTTTTACAGATCCGCCATTTGAATTGATATGTAATTCAATCGTATGGTCTTCCGGGATTGCCGCAAGCTGATCGCGGAAATACTTTGCAGAAGTCTCGCTTTCGGTATATGACCATGTTTTCCAGTCAAATTCTCCATACGCCGATACATCATCATAGATGTATAGCAAATGTACCGCCGGATCTGCTGCCTGCTTAAAACAGTAATTTGTTTTATTCTGTGTTTTTTCCATTCCCGCCATTTTCTCCACCTCCTTCCAGGCTGTTCAATAAATCCTGTACTGTGCTGTAATTCTTTGTGATAAAATGCTGGTTCGCCCATTCTTCATTGATCTGCGGCTGTCCCATTGCACGCAAAATCATGTTAATCGTATGCGTTCCAGACTGTACCAGCTTGTCAATCTGCGTCGCATTGCTGAATATGTCAACATGCTTAACGTGTGACGTGTCTACCATGCAGCGGCTGCCCTTCAATACGGCTTTCCCGTATTTTTTACGGTTGATTTCGCTCTCTAAGGATCCGGCTAATGGATCCAGTGCAACAGTCAGCAGTTCGTCTATTGCCTTGCTGTTGTCCTGCACGTCCCCTTTCAGGATTGACGGAGGGATTCCTATTGCCCTCGCTGTAAAGTCGAATACATCATCATATAGTGCTTTTATGTCTCTTGTTGTTGTTTCATTGTAGTTCTTTGACCTGTTCGTTTCTGTGAAAGTATATCCTTCGAATAAGGGCAGAACTGCATTTTCGCTTTCAAAGAATGTCTTAAAATAATCATTCAGCAGCTTTTTGAGAGTATCATCAAAGTTTTTTGCGTTCTGGGCTACAGCTGATATGTCCAGAGTTCCTTTTGATCCATGCGACTGCATAAAGGTCTTTGCTCCGTACTGGATCAGCTTCGCATAGGATCCATATAGTCCCTGCAATATCGTATTTACATTTTTCCAGTTCGGTTTTAGATACAGAACATCCGTGGATCTAAACGACCTCTGAAAAGTATAATCATCAATCTGCACCTGGCTGTACGTGTTCCCGTACAATGCGCTTCTAGTTGTACGGAACGAATCTGCCACATAGAGCTGTCCATCTATTCCCGCAACAACCAACGCCTCTCCATTTCTGAACATTTTTTCGATTAGCTTATCAAAAAATTGCTGTTTATTCTGATTTCTGTTTGGTTCGTAGTTCCAGGTATAATATTCATCCCGGAATATTTCGTCACCATTCAGGAATGTACGAATCTCGCATTTTCCTAGCATTTTTGCAAGAATCTGAATTGCTCTCTGAAAAGCCAATTCCCTCAGATAAATCTCTGTCATTATGTTCTCAATCGGATTGTCTGCAATCTCAATTCGAGACACATTTTCAACCGACTGTTCTGGTTCCGGCTTTCCCCGTATCAGATTCCTGAATGAAAATCTCAACCTTCCTCACCTCCTTTCAGTAAGTCATTACTCCAATGTCAGGCACTGCTGCCGTCTGTGCGTATGGAATCATGTCCTCTATTGTCATTGATGCGACAAGTGCCATAAACGGGTCTGTTTTTCTGCTTTTTGCTTCAATTTTCCCGTAAACATAGTTTCCTATGTCTGCATCATCCTTTTTTCCTGGCTTTCTTCCGTACCGGACCATCTTTGTGTTGTTTGTTCCCCATCTTAGAACCGGATTGTCGCCCCAGATGAAATAATCATTTGCGAAGCAACTATCTATCACTGTTGCAACCCTCATAATGTCTGACGGTCTTACAAGTTTTAGATTTTTGTACGTCTTTGCATCGAAGCCGATTTCTCTGAGTGCTCCTGCAAGCAGCGCATATCGAAAATCATCTATCGCGATACCCTTGATGCAATACTGTATCATTGCAAGCTGGATATAATCAACAATTACTTCCGGATGTATTTCTACGTCGTCAACAATCGTCAACAAACCTCTTCTTTCCCACTCCGCAAGTGGCGCTTTTATTCGTGGAATATCTTTTGACTGTTTGCACAACCAGGAGTGATTGATATCGTACCGGTTATTTTCGTCCCTGAAATGCAAATTTACGGAAACAAAGTCTGTAATCTTTGAAAAGTCAATTCCACATGTGCAGATCCATCCGTCCAGATCCGGTATTTCTCTGCTCGTGAGCTTAATTTTTTCGTATGAGCAGACTTTTATCTCAACCGTTCCAGATGGAATGTTCATGCGTTTTGTCATAAATGCAGAGAGGCGTTCCGGATGCGCAAGCCAATCCCGATATTCTTTCCGGATCTCGCCCATAAGCGTCGGAAGATACGGTAGAGATGGGTTTGCTTTCTCCCAGTTCTTTTCGTCGTGTACTTCTTCCTTGCTGTCCAGGCGGCAGATAAACGGCAGCAGGCCGTTATCCGGCATATCTCCGAAAAGGATCTCTTCTGCTGTTTCAAGGATATCGTCCAGAGGTCCCTCTCTTACGTCTCCCTGTGTTGTGTAATAGGACCGGCGCGGATGTGGTTTCTTTCCTAAACCGGTCGTGAATACCTCGATATTCTTGTAATCCTGGTACTGATGTATCTCGTTAAATACTACCAATCCCGAACGCATACCGTCTTTTCCGGACGGATTGTTCGTTCTTCCCAAAATCGCTGAATTTGTTTTTATACCAACAACTTTTTCAGAACTCCATTTATAAAACTTTTTCAGTTTTTTTGTATGTTCCGGCATTTCCAGAGCCTCAACCACGTCTTTCAGCGGTCTCAGTGCCTGATCCTCATTGTTTGCACATATATCGACGTCATATGCGCGGATTCCGTTGTATGGGCTTACCAGGCAGGCAGCTTCCCAGGCAATCGTACCGTCTTTTCCAGCTCCTCGCCCTAACATGCAAAACAGATCCGGCCAGCGCGGTGTTTTTGATACTCTCCAGTATGTACAATCATGTAGTCCTACTACAAAGATCTGCCAGGGAAACAGCGTTTCGAACGGGAAATACTTAGCGATCCCTATGTATTTCGTTAATTGCTCGCTGTCTACATATATGTCTTCGGTTTCAAAACATTTTCGGACATGTGATACCAGCGCTTTAACATCCCTGGAAGACCTTATCTTCTCAGACTCGACGGCCTCCATGAACGTCTCAATGCGTTGATCACAATTCTTCATCATCATCCCCCTTGATTGTTTCTTTTGTTGTCAATTCCAGTTTGTCCAGTATCATAAGCATCTGTTTGTTGACAGCAACAAGATCTTTAACAGATTGATTCTGTTTCACAATCTGTGCCTTTCCGCTTGCGGACATGGTTTCGTACGTCACTCCACGCTTTTTGATATCGGCTTTCAACTTCTTTTTGACATCATAGAGGGTCATATAGTCGTCTAAAAGGTCATTAAATACAGATATATCTGCCTGCTTTTTTCGCAATTGCTCTTTTAAGCTTTCTAATATATCCGCTTTTTTTTCGGCCATTTTTTTCACCCCTATTTTTTATTTTTTCATCATGTGCGACCTTTCGCAGATTTGTCGAGGCCACCCACCGGTCTCCGGCCGGCCGCCAAAAATCGCAATTTTTTCGACCGGGGGTATCAGTCCCAGCGTTCCTCTGTCAGCGGTTCCTGCTTCTGTGGTTTTCTGTAACCATGCACTGCTTCATGGCACTCATGGCAAAGGCTTATAAGGTTTCTTTTCTTCGCTCCATGCCACTCATACCATATGTCCAGAGCCATCTCAGGATGTCTCTTCACGTAGTTTACATGGTGTACTGTCGTGGCTGCTGTGTATCTGTGATGTTCTCTGCACCTCTGGCATTCATTGTGATCCATCTTCAACACCTGCTGCCTGACCTGCTTCCACCTGGTCCACACATAGAATCTGTGTATGTCGTTCGCTACGCACCAGCGCACGAACTCTGTTTCCTGTTGCGTCATATTCCTCCTAACTCAAAAGAGGACCTGCATATAGCAAGCCCTCTCTCGCGGGGAACGATTATTCTGTGGCTTTCCTGAATACCACGTTATCAATATATCATTTATTTTGTCCTTCGAGTACCGCATTACAGATACTCCTTTATCTTGTCTTTGTTATTGTTTCTCAGTTGCGCCTGGTACTTCTGTATTGTTTTCTGGAAGTTCTCCATACTCTTTCTGTATGCTTCTACTTTCGCAATGTTTTCTTTCCCGAACATACGGCGGTATCTTGCCTGCATGTTCCTGATCCGAATCAGCATTCCTTTCGTCTTGTTATCCTTTAGCAGTACAATATACTTCTTTCCGCACTGTTCACACTGAATGTATTGGATGTCCAATTCTGTATTTGGTATATGTTCTTCCTTTGCAGTCTGCTCCATCTGAGCCTTGCATTTATCACATTCTATCATCTAATCCTCCTTGCTATGATACTGTAAAACCTCCTACGCATTTCGTAAAAGTACGATCTCTCGCATGGAATGCCTCTGGCTTTCATAGTCTGAAATGTACAATATTCTGTTGTCACATAATACAGCAGATATGGATACAGCTCTTTTTCTTTTCCGACTGCTTCCATGGCTGCGTCTTCAATCTTCTTTATCTTGCGTGCAATCTCGGCCGCTTCCATGGCTGCGTCAGCAGTTGAGTCAGAACAGTTATGTGCTCCCGGCTGTCCAGTCAGATTCTGTCCGGCTCTTGTGTCTCTCTTTACGGCCAGCTCCTCTTTCCACTCTGTATACTGTAAGCAATAGTTGTATGCGGTCTGAAAAGCTCTCTTTGATATATTATATTTCTTTCTGTTCAGCGGTCTCACGTTTGGCATATCTGCCCTCCTTAAAACTAATTATTTTTCTTGATCTGGCCAGTATTCCTGTGTGTCCATGAATTTTATTTCTCCTGGATATACCTGTTCTACTTTTCCGTTTTTATATTCCACAATTGCAAGTGTAATATTTGTTTGTCCTCCTGGATGTCCACCCACCAGCGGCGACGGTTCAACAACTGTTGCAAGTTCTGTCCATCGGTGAAATATAGCTTCTCTTCCTCTCGCTCGACACAAACGGTGTTTTCGCAATTTTTCATAATGCTCTTTTGTGGTAATCACATAGCCGTTGTCTGTCGTAATCTCTGTATTACTGCATAGGAATGGCTTCTGTGCCACATTGTCAATTAATTTCTTAACGTCGTTAATGTCCATCATGTTTGTGTTCCTCCATGATAAAATTTTTTCCGAATATCTTCATAAACTCTTCCCTGCTGCCGAACCGGTCTTCAAAAGCTCTCTGCCCCTCTTCATGCAGCATATCCATGACCTTTTGGTTTGAATGTACTGCCTCCGGCCCTGTCCCTGCCAGGTGATGCACATTGCAGAGATATACTTTCAGTCCATAGTGCCCTGAATGTGTCCGATTTGGACACCCTCCAAAAATGTGATGCTCCTGGAGCGCCGGATGTCGTCTGTAGTCATTGTGCAGCTTCATGCAGAGATAACAAGTGCCGCTTTCTCTGCTGTGCATGATACTCGGTCTCTCTGGCTCTTTCTTCTTAGCTCGTTTTTTCTTTTTCTGTTTCGGAAATGACTGCATTTCTGTGTTCCTCCAGCTTTTCCTTATAATTTGTATGATAATCTTTCAGCCAGCTTGTCTGTCTCTTCTGGTTTGCAATCACTTTTGCCTCTTTAGCATCCATTTTCTTTCATTTCCTCCGCGTCTTCGTAATCAGCAAGTTTTTCAATCATGGTTTTCAAAATTTCACAATCACCAGTTCCACGTGAGCAGTTATTGCAGTAATGTGAACATATAAATTCTCGTTTTTCGTTATATGTGATATTTCTACCATTTCTTTTAGTTAATCTCGTCATGTTTTTCTCCTTTTCATCAAAACGGCATTTCTTCCTCTATTCCCTCCGGAATATTCATAAAACCGTCTGGATCTGTTTCAGGAGCTGGCTGTGGGCGACTACTGCCGGATCCGGCGTTCTTTCCCTCTGCAAATTCCTGTTCCTCTACTACGATCTCTGTTGTGTAGATCTTATGTCCATCTCGGTTCGTGTAACTGCCGGTCTGGATGCGTCCAGAAACAACAATTTTAGTTCCCTGTCGCAGATATTTCTCTGCAAACTCCGCAACGCGGCCAAAAGTCACGCAATTGATAAAGTCTGCGGTTGCTTCGCCGTCACGATGGAATCTCCGGTCTACTGCAAGTGTATATCTGGCAATTGCCAGGTTGTCTCCGGAAGCGTAGCGCACTTCCGGATCTCTGGTTAAACGTCCCATTAAAATTACTTTATTCATCACATTCTCCTCTTGAATCTACTTCTTGGAGGTCTTGACCCCCCCCGTTTCGTTTTTGTTGCATATGCTGTGCGGCGTGAGTTCATTTCCATGTCGATCAAATTTCCACACTGTAAGCATTCCTGCGTCAGTTCTGCAGTGTTTCTGTTTGTCATGTACTTCCATGAACTTCCGCAGGCTTTGCACTCTGCATACATTGGTTTTAAAGCTCTAAGCTGTGTTACGTGTCCGCATTTCTTACATTTGTGTTGTGTCTCTGGCTCTTTTGCGTTGTACGAGATTGTCTCTCCACATTCTTCGCAACGAATATGTAAAAATCCTTTGTATTCTTCTGCAGCTTCGCTAATCGTTGTCTCCGGTACCTGATCTGTTTCCTTTTCCGGATCTTCAATCTCAAAATCATCATTTTCGAAATCATACTTTCGTGCCAGTTCTGTCACATCCTTGAGGAAATCATATTCTTTCGAGTCTGAGATCCGTACATGCAGCGTAAAATTACCGGTTTCATTTTGAATTATCATTTCCATTTGTCTTTTTCTCCTTTACCATTACTATTTTTGTATCTTTGATGCGATACGCTCTTGAATCTCCCGGATGTTCTGTCTCAAGGATGCGATCCTCCAGCAACATTGCTATATGTCGTCTAACTGTTGCTTTTGACAGTCCTGTATCTGCCGCAATCTCATAAGTAGCCGGTGGATAACAGTGCCGCTTTATGTATTTAACAATGAATTTCAGGATCTTCTCTCTGTTGTCCTCCGCCTCTGCTGTTGCATAGTTCAATTCCATTCACCTCTTTTTCTGCGGTGTGCTGTCAATGTTTTTGTTGTATTTACCACATTTCTCGTATTTACTGCGTATGAACTTTCCGGAACTTCGGAAATGTTGATTCCTATGCCTGCAAACAGTTTTATCAGTGCATCCGCTGCCTTTCTTATCGTTACCCCGTTACCGGCCCATGCTTTTGTGAATTGTGTTACAATTTCTTTCAGCTTCTCGCAGTCCCAGGAGTAGTTTACTGTCGTTTTCTTTCCTCCCCACGGCTTGTTTATTGCCCGGTGATAGCTTTTCCCGGAATATTTCATTTTCTTCGGTGGATTTTTTCCGGTGACCTGTTTGAATAATTTCTTTTTCTGTCTCTTATTCATTTCTTTCCTTTCCCGTTGCCCAGCAGCCGATCACAGACGAATTCGAATTCTAACAATAGTTCAAAATCCGTCTTTCTACTCAACTTCCTGTCAATCTCTTCTACCTTGTATTCTCCGAAAATACGATCCCCGGAGGCTCTTGCGTTGTTTATCTGAGCAGTTGTACAATGTAGCTCTTCCTTGATCTCTCCGCTTGTTACATTCTCCAGAATCAGATCACCAGATCTATTTCTTACCTCATACAGTTTCTTGACCATTTTGCCCTCCTTAATGTCCGGCAAGGAACGTTTGCATCATTCTAGTTCTCCAGTCTGTCTGTTTGCCCGTCCATTTTTCGCACTGATCGTCGTCCTCTACCAGGCGGCCGGTGCGATCGCAAAGACCACAATCATTTTCTTTACAGGTTTTGCAAGTCTTCTCCATTTTCTATCCCTCCATTTTAATTCCATTATCAATAAGCCTCTTCATTTCTTCGTCCAGAATCCGGACATAGGTTCCTTTTACCATCTTCATCAGCTCCGGGCTGAGTGTTTCGCTGCCTTTTCCTGATACCAGGCTTTTAGCCAGGGCGAAGATATACGCAATGCTTTTATCTTCTGTGACAGTCTCCTGAAATTCAATCACAAGGACCTTGCGGCCCTCGTAACTGAGTATCCAGGCGTTTTTTACTACTTTTTTATGTAACTCTAAGTGAGCAACAAGCACCTTTTCCTGCATCTTTTATTCCTCCTGCTACTTCTGTAAGCCTTTTAAGAACTCACACAATTCGGTTTCTGAGTTTGGAAATTTATCATAGCGTGCATGATATGTCCATTTTGGCACTCCGCCAGCTCGATCCGGTTCAGGTCCGCCTACTAGGTGCATGTAATATGTCTCTGTCACTCTTGACACCCACCAGCTTTTTTGTTCTCCTGGATCCGGTGCATACTCTTCCACGATCAGTCGTGCTCCGTTCTGGAAATCGTATTTATAATATTTGACGCCTATGTTTTTATCCTCATACCAGAGTCCCCAGTCTTTGTAGGCTCTGAGCCACGCCTTACGCTGATCGTTATTTTTCATTTCCGGTAATGTGTCGCTGGAACACTCCGCGATCTTGTTGACTTCAACAAAATCGTTTTCAGGCGTTTTGTTATCTTCAACAATATGTTCCTGCTGCTTATTGTCCGGTGCTTCTGCTGCCGAAAAGCAGCTCTTTTCCGGTTCCACTGGTCTATGCGCTGATGAATTGTTCTTTTCTGGCTTCTCTGGTGCATCTATGGACACCATTTTCACCGGCTTCTGTTTCTTTCCGTATCTTTTCACCAGTTCTTCTGCCAGCTCATTCCATGTGAGTGTATGCTGCATTGTATCATCCGGATTAAAAACGATTCCCTCTTTCCCTGTCTGATAATTGAAATGTCCGTTCCTGATCCTGACATCTCTGTATCTGATGCTGATTAAGTATGCAGCCATTCTCGTGTCGCATTTGAGGACTCTTTCTCTTTCGCCTTTGTTCAGCGCTTCAAACAGTCTCTCTATCTGCAATTCTGGTTGTACCGGTGTCTCATTCTCTGGCGGTCTCTGCTGCCCGGTTGCCTGTGCAAGTGTGAACTGTCCCGGAATGTCTCTGTTGTCTTCCTGGAGTTTCTTAAAAGCTCTTACTTCCGCTTGCGTTATGATGTCGTGCTCCATGTAGTGCTCCATAGCCTGCTTCTGGTATTTTTCATCCAGATCAGCAAGCTCACGGGCCACGGTGATGTTGATCTTCTCCGTCTCAAACTCTGCCATCCATTCAGCACTGAGTCTTTTCTGGACTGCGTGGTATCTTTCCATCTGTGTTCCGGATACGCCGATCGTTTCTCGTACGATGTCTCTTGTTTTGCCTTTCAGTCCAGCAAGGTTTTTCAGTTCTTTTATGATCTCCTCGGTATCCAGGGCCTCTCGCATCTTCTCCCAGTCCGATTTATCTCTGAACCGGTTCGCCTGGATAACAGACAGGCGTTCAAGCAACCTTGATATTGCGTCGTCATTTTTCCTTGTTGCCGAACCGTCAATGCAGCTTTCCTCAATCAAATTCTTACGTGCATTATCTTTTACTTTTGTATATTTGCAATTGATCTTTCGGAACTCTTCATGCCCCTCCTCTACCAGCATCCTGCAGCACATTGTCCGGCAGTGTCCGGAAATTATGTAATCCTCTCCGTCCCTCTCTTCGATCAGGACATCCTGCATCACTCCGAACAACAGTATGGAGTTTTTCAATCCCTGCAGTTTCTCTGGTTTCACTCCGTAAAAATTCGCTTTTGACGGAACCAATTTGAACACGTCTCTGTATACCGTATCACTTGGGTTTTCTTCCTGTATCTGTTTCGGGCGTTTCGCAACCATATCGGCAAGGTTAAAAGCCATTACGCCTCACCTCCTGATATACTCAGCTTTGCAATGTACTCGGCTACAAGGTCCTCATAGTCCTTTGCTGCCAGAGAACGCGGTGAATACTTCGGAATCGGGATTCTTGCGTATGTGCATTCTGACACTTTTCTGGAATATCTGATGCGTGTTTTTAACATCGGGTATCCTGCTGCCTGGATCAGTTCCAGTCCCTGTCGCTGTGCTTCGTTTCTTCTATCGTATTTCGTTATAAAGATCCAATAATTCTCAAGTTCTTCGTTCAGGTCCTCTCGCGTATACCGGATCTGATTGACAAGCTCCGGTAATCCCTCTCCGGTGTTGTCGTCAATCTCGACAGGAATCAGCACATCATTGCACGCTGTCAACGCATTGATCGTGGAAATATTAATGTCCGGTGCATTGTCGATGATGCAGAAATCATACTGATCCTCGACACATCCAAGCGCGTTCTTGATACGATACTGCTGCGGACGTGTCTGATCCAGCATGACCGTCTGATTTGCTGTAAGCAGGCGCATGTTTGCCGGGAGCACGTCCAGGTTCTCAAAATCGGTTTTTTTGATGAGCTTGTGCATCCAGTCTTCCGGATGTCGTGTCGTCATGATCCTGTCAATGCCCTCTCCGTCCTGAGTGCGACGGTTCAGCCCTCTCGATGCGTCCCCCTGCTTATCGTTATCAAGCAGGAGCACTCTGTATCCCTGGTTTGCAAGGATGTACGCAATGCTGTTTGATGTGATCGTCTTAGCCACTCCGCCTTTTAAGTTAATAACCGCTACTGTTCTCATAATTTTCCCCTTTTCTTGTTGTTATTCTTTTCTTTTTCCGCAGCTACATCCGTCCCCTGGTTTCAGTTTTCTGCGTATTCCCTCTACACACTGGCAATAGCCTATGTTTTCTGGTTCTGAGTAATATCTGTACTCACATTCTTCGCAGAGTACAATATGCTTGTACCTGTCCATAAGTTTCATAGCCTGGCTATGGTCAAAGTGATTGATCTTGTCATATTCTGTTTTGATCCCGTCTGTATGCTTCTGCAGTTCACAGTAATGGCAGAAATAATCCAGTTCCTCTTAGTTTAAATCTTCTTCTCTGTATCTGCAGATATTGTCGCAGATGTATTCTTCCAGAGCTTCAATGTTTGTGTCTATTCCGTCGTCCTCTTTCTTCGTCGGCTCGGCGCATCCATTCGGGTTTGCCGTTCTCTGGCTCGCTGTCAAAATAAATCCCTCCTTTCTGGTCTTTGTAATACGTGAATTTATATCCTGATCTAGTGATCGTGCCTATGTATTCCATGTCATCCGGGTTCTGTTCTGGTCTCAGGCTCCATCCCTTTCCCCATATCTCCTCCATCTTTTTTCATTTCCTCCTGCATCCATACGGAGTATGTGTGCTTTCCAGAGTGAGAGGATATCACGATGCTGCACTCTTTTATCTTTCTGCAGATACTCTCCCATTCCTTAGCGTTCTTTATCGGTTTGCCTTTTGTATCTTTGAAATCTGTTGCTGCCATTTCATCTATTTTCAGGATCCGTGCTGCAACAAACGCGTCTTTTGTATATACGCATACCTCACATTCTTTGTGGAATCGTACAAGAGCTTCTTCTAGCGCCTGCAGATTGCACTTGTGATATGTTCCCTCTGCTGATCCGAACCCTACACGGGTTACTGGTATGCATCTTCCGGCCATGGCTTCAAGTACATATCCGTATTTTCGCCAGGTGCATTCCTGGTTTTGCTTGTCCGTCTCCAGATATATATTTACTTTCATGCCCTTATTCCCTCTTTTTCTTTACTTTCTTTTTCTGCTCCTGCTTCTTTGGCAGTCTCTTCGTGCGGATCAGTGTATATGTGCGGTATGGTTGACCGGTCACATCGTTTATACCTTCGTGAAAAGAGTCCTTATCCACTTCCCACCCTTTCGGAATCCTGACTTTTCCCCATGTTTTCCAGTGATTATACACTTTTTCATCCGGTTCCGGAATCGGCAGGTTTCTCGACGCTGAATAACTCGCTTCTCTTAGTCTCGGCTCCGTATCCGGTGTCTTTGTTATGTACGCTGCCAGATCAGCAAACTCACCCTTTTCGTACATGAGTTTGTTCTCCACCTGTCCATGCGGCCACGCCTTTCGTAAAATGATGTCGGTGTCCGGGATCCTGTTCACTATGATGTGCATGTGCCAGGCTCCTTTGGTTCCCACCTCAATGTTTCGCATCCATTTCAGCTCTGCTCCCCGTTTCTTGTATTCTCTCCGGAGAACCTGCAGGAATGCTTTCCAGTCTTCCTTTGCTGCTTCCATGGATACCGGTCTCTTGTCTATCGCATAGGATAATCTTGAAAAATAATCATCCACGTCAAAGTTGTTCCGGAGTTTCCACCTTGCCAGTCTCTCCCGGTTATACTGGTTCCTCTTCTTCATCTGTTCCGGGGTGGCTTTCTTCTTCTCCTGCCTCTTCTGTTCCGGCGCTCCATACCTTGCTGTATGATACTCATACACCTCTGTGACATTCCGGAACCTCATTCTCATACTTTTGTAACTCATATAAGTCCCCTTTTGAATCCATCTCTAATACTTCTAGCAAGTTTGCAACAGGGGTTTCTCTCCCCTGCTTTCAGGCTTGCTTTCTGAGTTTTCAAGGATCCGGCATTGCAATGATATAAAGATCGTTACACATGATTCTGAGCTGACATTTGTTGCATGTATGCCAGCTCATTCAGTTTACATAATACCGTACTATTTCTTTAAGGATTCCGCGTATGTTCTTACTGCTGCTTCGGTTGTGTTCGCATCGCCTTTAACTGTCGTCGTTTTGCTTTCGGCGCCAATTATTATTTTCAGCATATCAGCAAGAAAGCTCTCTTCTGCGCGTCCTCCGCGAAGTGTTTTCGCTATAGTTTCTAAAGCTACGATCACAAATGCCGTATCTCCTGCCGGAAGAGGATTTATCATATCTGTAAACTTATTAGTCCACATCTGAATACGTTCCATGCACACTTTCGCATTCTCCTCTCCGCTTGTATTTGCCAGCTTCTCTTTAAATTCTTTATACCCATTAAAATCAGTCTTTAACATATAATCCTCCTTGACATTTCTTTTCAGGTTTCTTATACTATTTACAAAAGTTGTTTTTTCTTTTTGGCTCCCACGTCTGCCAACGTGAGAGTCTTTTTTATGTTCTCGAATATATCTTCAATCCAGAGCATGAATATGAATGCGCACACGCTTATCGCAAGTGTAAGCATAATCGCCTGGATCCTGCTGCCGATCTCCCAAACCGGCAGCATTGAGATCAGATACCCTGTCAGCATTGATGTGATTACTTTTCGTTCCATTTCTGCCTCCTTATGCTGTTTCCTCTTTCTTTGGCTTTTCTTTCACCTTTACGGTGATGTCAACGCCATGCTTCTTTGAGAGGATCATGGCAAGGGTTTCGTAAAATCTTACCGTATTGAATGTTCCTTGCGTTTCCATCTTCTTCCCCCTCCTAAAACTCAAATTCTACTGCAGGAGCTGTCGGCATTGGTGTATATCCGCCAGCCAGCTCCAGGCGTCTTATTGCTTTGCGTCGGCTTGCTTCGCTGTTGTCCCAGGCATATTCGTATCCATCCGGAGCCGGTCCGCGTTTTGTTTTCCCGTTACAACGATCAGTGATAGCTTGTCGACTCAAAAAATTCTTTTTCGCTGCTTCTCTCGCAGATCTGTAATATTCCACATCCTGTCCGCAACTGTCCAATTTCACGACTATTTTATTTCTGGAACTGTAACCGGTCAGCTTTCCAAGTTCCTGTCTGGGTATGTATGCTATATTGTTTATGTGATTCTCAGACTGCATTCCGTTCTTATGATACGGAACCGCACCGTCAGGAACAGGTCCTAAAAACGTCCTTGCAATCAGGGAGAGAACTATCTCCTCTTTCGCTTTTCCGTCTTTTGTGAGCTTCACAACCAGGCGCTGACTCCCTTTCATTTTTTTGTGATAGGGAGTCATGCTGCGAAACTGTCCGGATTTCAAAGTTCTCCGGATGTTCCCCTCTGTGCTCGCCTGGTATTTGCCGTCATATCCTGGAATATCTTTCCATCTTTCAATCAAGGTCGTCCCTCCCTTATGCCGGCTTTTTCTGAGCCGACATGCTTGCACCCACCTTGACGCCTTTCAGGAATGTATCCATCAGTGTCTGCTTTGTGATGTTTACAGACTGCAGAAACGCTGTCAGTTCTTCGGCTTCGGCTTTGTCTTCCATGCTTAACATTACTTCCATATTCTTCTGTGACATATCTTTCGCCCCTTTCTGGCTTACCTCATCAGTGAACACGTTGCCATCGTGTCCAGACGGTCATTGTTGACCGTTTCGGCTATTCTTCTTTCCATTGGTATGATGTACATGCTATACACTGTTTACACTTTTCCAGTGGTTCGTCTGATGCTTCACCTCCGAATCCCATGCAGGTTCCATCGCTGTCTCTTCCTGCACTTCCAATCTTTTGCTGTATGCTGCATGTCTGGATCCGCTTCTCTATCCTGCACTCTTTACAGATGATTTTCTTTCCAACTGTGCATCCTTTCTTTCTCGCATACTTAGCAGCCCATGCCCTGCTAACTCCGTCATTATTGGATGTCCAGCCCATAACCCATTTGCCGCAAATATCGCAATATACATCCGTATCTACCTTTCTTGTGATTGCCATTTATGTTGTGCTCCTCCGTTTCGGCTTGTACTTTTCTTTCTTCTCTCCTATACTTTAGCTATCAGTCTGTACCAGAGACTGAAAACTAAAGAAAGGAGACCACTACATGAGCGAAAAAGAAATTGCAATTCATAATATTGCTCTGCTTTACAGTATTCATAAGGAACTGCACCCTGATGATACTGAAATGACTCTTGAAATGATCGCTGCTAACTACAGCAGAACCGTTTCAGAAGTCAAGGAGATTCTTCTGTAATCTCGCAAATAGCGAATGGTTTCAGCTTTCTGATCCGTTCGCTATTTTGTTTTATCGCAGATTCTAAATACTTCGGAAGTAACTCAGCCTCTCCCTGAGTCCATCCGCATTCCTGCATTTCTTTTAAAATCTGTCTTGCTGTTCGTTGGATCATAAATTCGTCTATTCCTCCAACTCTTCGCCTGGGTCTCTCCAGCATTTCACATCCCCTTTCTTTAATCCTTGAATTTGTATCCTGTCGAGATATTCAATTAGTTCCCGGAAAAAAGGTTGATTTACGAATTTACTCCAATCGTGGACCGATAAACAGATCCGTAACTCTTGGCAATACTTCACATTATTTGCATATCCGGCACTAATTTCCGCAATTCCCGGTTCCATAAAGAATCGGGAGTTTTTTATTTTTTCGTTATTTTCATCTCCTTTTCTCTTAACTTAGTTATACATTACCATGTCTCAGTTATACTGTCAACACTTTTTTCATAACTCAGTTATATTTTATATTGACTACTATTATTCTTTTTGTTATACTTAACTCAGTTAAGGGAGGTGAACGAGATTAATACTATGCAAGAAAGAATTGCCTTACTAATAGAAGAGTCAGGCATGACCAAAACTGCATTTGCTCAAAAATTAAATATTACTCAACCATACGTGAGCAAACTCTTAAAGACAGGGAGTCCTAGCGACCGACTGATCGAAGATATTTGTGAGAAATTCGAAATAAGTGAAGAATGGTTGCGAAATGGCACAGAACCTATGCGCATACAACCAGAGACATTCAGTCTTGATGAATTTGCCGCGCAGCATAATGCGACAAATCTTGAAAAGGAAATCATTAAGACTTATTTTGAAATCGATCCAGCGATCCGAAGACAGATCCTGAATCACTTTAAAGAGAATCTTATGGGTGCTGGTGGTGCTCCAGACAGCCCAGAAGAATTAGAAATTATGCACCCACCTGTTACAGGTGATGAAAAAACAAATGCTGGATAATAAAACACCCAGCTGCAACTAACTATTTATTTAAGTATTATGATTTGAGTTCCCCCATTAAAGTCAAGATTAATATATATAGTATTGTTGCTGTGATAATACAAAGCGTATATTTTGCAGTTGCCGTAATGTATGTATTTTCTTTTCACCATTGTTTCCACACCTTCCCGTTAGTAAGTAACAGCTGGGTGCAGGAAACATTATAAGGGGGAAACTCATCATAATACTACCGGTAAGTTTTTCCAATCAAGGAGGTATAAATGATGGGTCTTTTTAATAATAGTGGTGAAACCAAAGAAGAAAAGAAAGCCCGTAAGCAGGCAGAAGCCGAGGCAAAACAGGCAGAAAAGGATCTTGCAGCTCTCCGTAAATTCGGAATGGAAAATTTAAAAGATCCTAATGATATTGAATCTGTCAAAAGTATTCTTAATGAATTAAGCGGTACCGGTCTTACAGAGCTTGGAATCTCTTTGGGTGCCGGAAGTGATCGTGATATTCAGAAAAATATTATGAACTATCAGCGTGCAGTTCTTGAACAGAATTTTATTATCATTCGTCAGCTTGACAGAATCGCTAAATTACTGTCCGACAAATAATTATCTAGGGGTGGAACGAACATGAACAAGAAAAAGAAATTATTGTCTTTGATTCTTTCTATGGTTATGATATTGTCTCTCTTTACAGTTCCCGTTCAGGCAACAACCAAAAAGGTCACAAATCAAACCAAATCTATTACTATGGTTGTGAACCAAAAGAAAGCCATTAAAGCTCCGGTTAAAATGACTTACAAAAGTAGCAATCCCAAAATTGCTACCGTAAGCTCCAAGGGAGTTATCACTGCCAAGTCAAAAGGTTCTGTTGTTGTTACAGGCAAATATAAATCTGTAAAATGGACTTATAAAATCAAGGTGATTGCAAAGAAGGCTCCTCTAGGAACCTATGTATGGATCTGCGATACAGGAAAAAAATATCATCTCAGTAAAGACTGCAGCAAAATGAATAATCCGTACAGAGTGACGATCAGTGAAGCCAAAGCGCGCGGATATGATGCGTGCAAGAAATGTTATAGATAAATAAAAATCGTCCCAGTGTTGGCGCACCAGGACGACTTCATGAAAACTCTGCAGCTATCAGTTGATGCTACAATTCTTTTCCAGACAATTAGAATTATAGCACGAACTGATACGCCTGCATAGGTGTATTTTTTATACCCATTTTTAAGGAGGATACTATGAGTATAACAAATGTTGCTATATATGTACGTGTCTCCACAGACCGACAGGCGAAAAAGGGAGACAGTATTGATGAACAGCTCTCTACCTGCAAAGCTTATATTGCATCCAAAGAAAACATGGTTCTGGCCGGAACCTATATTGACGATGGAATCTCCGGCAGGAAAATCAAACGTGGAGATTTTGAGCAGTTGCTTGATGATGTCCGACTCGGACGCGTGAATCTGATTATATTTACTAAACTTGACCGTTGGTTCCGTAGTCTGAGACATTATCTGAATACGCAGGCTATTCTCGAAGCGAACCATTGCGACTGGCTTGCTGTCGATCAGCCGTACTTTGATACGACCACACCGCATGGCCGGGCTTTCGTTGCGCAGTCCATGACCTTTGCAGAGCTGGAAGCGGAAAACGATTCTGTCCGGATCCGGGATGTGTTTGACTATAAATACCGGCAGGGTGAAGTTCTGGCCGGAAAAGCACCTCTCGGATTTTCCATTGAAAACAAACATCTTGTACCTAATCAGGACGCTGAAAAGGTGCTGCATATCTTCCAGTTTTATGCTGCTTGCAATTCCCTGAATCAGACAATCACGCATCTGGAATCTGATATGGGTATCGTTATGACTCAAAGCAATCTTAAAACTGCAATCTTAAAAAATAAAAAATATATTGGTGTGTTCCGTGATAACGATCATTATTGTCCTGCCATCATTCCATTGGATCTGTTTGAGCGTGTACAGGAGCTGCTTGCCATTAATGTCAAAATCAGCCAGAAATATAACTATATATTTAGTGGTTTACTCCGCTGCGCTCACTGCGGTCATTCATTTTCTGGTGCTACACGAAAAATAAAGAAAAAGGCTGGTGGCTTTTACAAATATCCTCTCTACAAATGTCATGGCGCCTATCCAAGCAAGCGTTGCAGCAATCGCAAAGTTATATTCGAATCATGTATAGAAAGGTACCTGATTGCAAATATCAAGCCTCTCCTGCAGGAGCATATTGCAGAATATGAAATTACAAGTGCTAAAGTGATTGATTATGATTCCCGGAGAACAGCACTCCTGAAAAAAATTGATAAGCTGAAAGATCTGTACATAAATGACATAATTACTATGGATGAACTAAAAAGAGATAAAGAGAAATATATAAAAGAATTGGAAAATCTCCCACGCAACCAGGAGCAGAAAGATCTGGCTCCAATCCGGAAGCTCTTAAAGATGGATCTGGATTCTATATATCAGACATTGGAACCAGCAGAACGCCGTCAGCTCTGGAGATCAGTCATTAAAGAAATTCAGATTGACGATCACAAAAATTTAAAGGTCATTTTTTTATGACCTTTTTGTAGTAGTAACTGATAGTAACCTGTTCTTTATTTGGATAGATCCTTATTTTTACTGCCCGATTTATCTTTCTCACC